GAATGTAAATCCTTTTACAGGTGCAAAACAACTTAAATCACTTGGTGGATATTTTGTAACTAGAAATCCAAAAACATCTGGAGAGAAAGCATTAAAGCCAACACGTTATACAGATAAATATGGGAACGTAGATAAATCCAAGTCGTGGTTTGATGGGTTATGGAAAACATCAGATACAGAAATAGAAGTAGCTAGAAAAAAAAGATTAGCTAAAAAAACAGCCAAAAAGAAAAAAAGGAAAAAGGATGACTAAAAAAAAGAGAAAGTATTTGATGAGAAGATCGTCAGATGCACGGAAAAGGCAAAAAAGATTTCAGCAAAATCCTAGTTACTATGACAAAAGAGTTGAATTGGGAAGTGCAATGGATCCTTACGAAATGACAAGTACAGAAGTAAATCCTTTTACAGGTGCTACCAAAAGAACATTTAGTAGTCTAAGATTAGAAAATATAAAAAGAAAAAATCCTCGTTCTTCAACAATTTATGCTCACGGAACTCCACCTGCACAAGAGGCGTCAAAATTAACAGAGAACCATTGGGGATATGTAACTGAAAAATATAGAGCAATAGATGATGACACTCCTTCTAAACAAAGTCGTGCAAGAAATAAAAAATATTTAGCCAAAAGAAAGGTTATCAGAAAAAAAGGAACACAACATCTTTCCACTTCAAAAACATTAACAGACAAAGAAAAAGTAGCTAAATATAAAAAGAAACAAAAAAAATGATAACATATATCGTAGTATCAGTAATTCTTTATGTGGTGTTCTAATGCCTAGTACACCGGCTTGGACAAGAAAAGAAGGTAAGAATCCCAAAGGTGGTTTAAATGCAAAAGGCCGTGCTTCTTATAAGGGTGGCACATTAAAAGCACCTGTGAAGTCTGGAGATAATCCTAGACGAGCATCCTTTTTAGCTAGGATGGGAAATATGCCCGGCCCTGAAAGAGATAGCAAAGGTAGACCAACTCGTTTACTTTTGTCATTAAGAGCGTGGGGTGCATCAAGCAAACAAGATGCACGGCGTAAAGCTAAAGCAATGTCAATACGATTAAAAAATAAAAAAAAGAAAGGAAAATAAAATGCCCGGATATAAAATGCCAAAGCCAATGAAAAAGAAAAAAAAGAAAAAAGGTTACTAATGAAAGGTGTTAAACATTATACCAAAGATGGTAAAGTTCATACAGGTGGTTCACATAAGATGCCTAATGGGGATCTTCATTCTGGAAAGACACATACATCTTCTAGTAAAAAATTATTTCATTTTAAAGATTTGCCGAAAAGTGTACAAAGAAGAATTATTATGTTAAAAAAGAAAAAAGAATAATATGGCGTACTCACCTCAAGATAGAAGAAAAGAACTAAGGCGTAATCCTACAAACTTTACGGCTCGTGCCAATATGGGTGCATATCGTGCCTATCTTCGAAAAAAAATGCAAGAAAAAGGTACAAAGTCTAAAGTCAATGTTAAGAGAGTAGGTGATAAAACTGTAACAACTACAGACAACAATCTATATACTACACCAATAAATAGAACAGATATAAGTACATCAGCACAAAATAAAACTGAAGATAAAGTAAATAAACAGGAAAAGAAAAAAGAAGAAGTAGTAAAAAAACCTGAAAACAAAGTTAAAACAAAAGAAAAAAAATCTACAGATACTCGTCCTATAGGTGATAGAACTATTTTTGATAAAAGTGAAAAAGAAAATATTAATAGAAAAATATTGCTTAAACGAGAGCAAATGGAAAGAAAACTTGGTAAGAGTCGTACAAAGTCGTTGCAAAGAGGACAAAAAGAATTACCAGCGTTTTTTAAATGGGCAAAAGAAAATCCTGCTCAGTTTATAGGAGCACTTCCTATAATGGGAGGTACAACCTATCTTGGTCTTAAAGCGGCGTCAAAGGTTGGTGGTATAATTGGAAAGAGTAAGTTTAGAAAAAAATTATCTAAAGCGGTAAGAGGTAGTCCAGAATTTTTAGGCAAAGCATTTAGATACTTTACTAAAAAAGCAGGAGGTGGCTATCAAAAAGCTAAAGCAAGTGCAAAGAAATTTAAAAAGAAAATAGATGATGTAGATAAAAAGACAACTTCTAAAAAATCTAAAACCGATTTTACAACAGATAAAAAAGGCACAACAAGAAAAACAACAACCAAAAAAAAAACTCAAAAAAAAACTGAAGAAAAAAAAGATTTTAAAAAAGAAGGAGCAGTAAATAAATTTAAACAAAAAGATAAAACAACAAATGTTCAAAACAAACGTAAAAGAGAAGAATCGGCTGAAGCAGAAAGAAGAAAACTTAATAAAATAGAACGAAGCCAAGAAACAAAATCTGATTTAAAAAAACAAGATAAATCATCATCAGCCGCACAAACACGACAGGATAGAATTTATGACCAAACTGTACGAGGTAAGCCAAATCAGTTTATGGAAAATGCAAAACAAATGGCAGAAAAAGAAGGACTAGATTGGATAAGAATGCGAGGTCGTTTTATGGAAGCATACAAAAGACAAGCTAAACAAATAGTCACAAAAAAAACTGCCAGAGTACAAGGTGTTAGAGGTAGATCAAAACGAGAAGGATTTTACGACTTAGACGAAGTTTCTGCTAAATTAAAAATGATAATGAGAAATATACACAATGCAGAAAAAGGTGCAAGAAAAGCAAATCCAAAAGCATATGATGCCGCTAAATTAGATAGAAACTATAAATCATTTATGAATCCTAAATCAAGAGATGTAAAACGAGCAGGTAATGTTAAAAAAGCAGGAAACAAACAAGGGCCAAAATCCGGTGGTTTATTAGAATCAGTAAAAAAAGATATGGCAATGAATCTTAAAAATAAACAATTTGAAAAACAAAGATTGTTTGTTGATAATATGTTTAAAAAAGGTAAAAATCCTTTAGAGATAAAAAAAATGATGGATTTGCGAATAAAAGAATATATGAAAAAAAGCAAAAAGTTTAGTGATGAAGTTGATCTTGAACAGTTACGAACTTTAGCAAGTAAGGTATCTAATAAATTAAGATTTAAAGACAAAACTCTAGAACAAAAAAAAGCTACTCTTAAAGCATATCAACAACAAATAAGAAAAATAATAGCTACTAGTAGTAGAGATAAAAGGTTTGATTAAATATGAATAAAGTTCAAAAAAGAAGTGAAAAAGTTGCAGAAGCAATGGTTCGCACATATAAAGCTGATCTTGAATTACATAGAATGAAACAAATAAAAGACTATGCAGAATATAAAATGATTAAAGGTCATTCTAAAGAAAAAGCATATGAAATGGCAAAACAACATATAATGAACAGTAATGACGAATAAAAGAGATTATAGAAAAGAATATGACAAATTCCAATCATCCTCTTCGTCAAAAAAAGATCGTGCCTCTCGTAATAAATTAAGACGATTATTCTTACGTTTGAAAAAAGTAAATAAAAAAGATGGTAAAGATATTGATCATAAAGATGGCAATCCTAGAAATAACAAAAAAAGAAATATTAGAGTAACAACAGCTAGTATAAATAGAGCCAAGAAATGACATCAGCTACTAAAAAAAATCCCTCACTATGGAAAAGAATTGTTGCACGAATTAAAGCACAAGCATCACACGGAACTGCCGCCGGTCAATGGTCGGGCAGAAAAGCACAAGCGGCTGTCAAAGCATACAAAAAAGCAGGAGGTGGATATAGTGGTGCAAAAAAATCTAGCAACTCCTTATCTAAATGGTCTAAACAAAAATGGCGTACTAAGTCAGGAAAAAAATCATCAGAAACAGGAGAACGTTATTTACCATCCAAAGCTATTAAAAGTTTATCAGCGAAAGAATATGCACAAACGTCAGCTAAGAAACGTAAAGACAAAGCTAGTGGAAAACAATTTAGTAAACAACCAAAAAGCATAGCACAAAAAACAAAACGATATAGAACATAATGACAATATTTACAAAATATTCAATTAGAGAAATAGACACACTACGTACTGTTGTAAAATCACAACATATGAAACATTATCCAAAAGAGTTGGTAACAAACCACGAAGCTGATAGAATCATAGAATCTCTATCTGAACAAGCTAGAGAAAAATTATATGAACTAGCGGTTAATTATGGCATCACTAAATTATAAACCTGATGGACAGGTACTTAAAG